TAAGAAAGTTCAGACTGATCTATATGCAGATACGAATACTAAGACTGCTAAACGTGAAATGAGATATACAGTAACACCTAATCCTGCAGATGCAGGGCCTGCTGATGATTTTGGATTTAGTGATAGTTGGCAGGATGTTTCAGCCGCATCTGATTCATTAAAGGCAGATCAAACTTATAGTCCAACAAGACAAGAGGATATTTAATCATGAATAATAGTTATGATCCTATTGATGAAGCACTTAATACTACTAGTGCTATTGAAGTGAATGATAATCCAGAAAATGGTTGTGTAAGAAGAAAAGATCGACTGAAAGATGCGAGTAATGACATAGAAAAGGATTATGATTATACTCGTGCAAATTTATATTCATTAATTGAAAAAGGTCAAGAGTCTCTTAATGGTATAATGGAACTTGCAGGTGAAAGTGCAAGTCCAAGAGCATATGAAGTCGCAGGACAGATTATTAAGTCTGTTGCCGATACAACTGATAAGTTGATGGAACTTCAGAAAAAGGTAAAAGAAGTAGATGAAGAGAAGGCAAAAGGTCCAAGTCAAGTCACAAATAATGCAGTTTTTGTAGGGTCTACATCAGACTTATCAAAGATGTTAAAGAGTGGGATTCTAAATAATAATAACGAATCTTAATAAAATCTTATGGATTTGAATAATGATCATCAAGAAAGGGTGACCATAGAGGATGCTAATGGCAATCCATATGTGGAATTTGTTGATGTTGTTGGGCCCAACCAAATGCCTCAATTATTTAAGATGAAAAAACCTAAGATTTCTGATTGGAGAGATGATTTGGAATTTGAGGTTTAATTTTTATGAACAATAGTAATGATGTATATCTTGGTAATCCCAATTTAAAGAAAGCTAATACTGCTCATGAGTTTACTGAGGAGCAGATTATTGAGTTTTTAAAATGTAAGGCAGATCCAATATATTTTACTAGACAGTATATAAAAATTGTCTCTCTTGATGAGGGACTGGTTCCTTTTAATATGTACGATTTCCAAGAGAAATTAATTAAAAGGTTCCATGAAAATAGATTTAATATCTGTAAGATGCCTCGACAGACAGGTAAATCTACAACTTGTATATCATATCTTTTACACTATGCAGTTTTTAATGATAATGTCAACATTGCTGTTCTGGCGAACAAAGCATCCACTGCTAGAGATCTACTTGGCAGATTGCAACTTGCATATGAAAATTTACCTTCATGGATGCAACAAGGTATCATCAGTTGGAATAAAGGATCACTGGAGTTAGAAAATGGATCAAAAATTTCTGCTAACTCTACGTCTTCATCTGCTGTCC